TCTCTATGCTGATAAGTACAACCTACAACATCTATTTCTAAATTTGTTATTACAGGCAATACAGGGTCAGGCTTGTATATCTCAGGAATATAAACCTCTGGAACATTTATTTGTCTGATACCTATTTCTGGTATCTCCATTATTTTTTAGGTTGTATGTATTCTGGAACTGTTGGCCCTGTCATTTCTGGTAAAGCACTATCTAAAACCTTTGGCATTATGCCTTGCACATTGTCCAGAACTTCATTCATAACTCTGGCCTTGAACTGTTCACTTGTAACAAATCTGTAAGCGTAGTATGAACCGCCCAACATTGACAAGGTTAGAAAAAGCGACAACAATGAAGCTATCTGACAAATTTTTTGGAACATAATGCTGAAAGAAATTTTAAATAAATTGGCTATGCCTTTGACTCTGATGACACTTTTGCTGATTCTTGGATTGATGCCTTTGTATCTGATGGCTGGTTTAATTCGGGTTCAGCTTCAAGAATCTGCTGTTCCAAAATCTT